CCAGTCCGCGATCCTCGCGGATACCTCCCGCCGCAGCAGGCTGATGTCGTTCTCCACCGTGATCATGTCGCCCATATCAGTCATCTCCTTCCGGGTAGTCCAGCTTTTCATACTTCACGCGCTCCATCACCCGCTTGAGCGGCAGCGTCTCGCCGCACGCCTTCGCGATGAAGCTCAGCTCCTCCGTCTCCGTGGGCACCGTGAGGCTGCTCTGTACATTGCCCAGCGCGTACAGCCCATCCGTGCCGGTCTCCACCGTCACCCGCTCCCCGCGCATCAGGTGGCTCCACGGCGGTGCCGATGCCACCCGCAGCTCACCGCTGTCCATCTCGACGCTCACGAGATCCACGAAAGCCATACCTTCCATGCCATTACCTCCTCGTCAGCTTGCCGATCAGCTCACTGGCCTTGCCCCTCGGCATGTCCTCCAGCTTGCTGATGTTGTTCGCCGCCAGCAGCTTGCCCAGGTTGTCCCCGGTGTACCGCGCCGCCAGGATCTCGATCTGCTTGGGGCTGGCCTTCGCAGTTTCCTGCGGCTTGTCCTCGCCCTGGTTGAGCATGGCGTTCTGCACCTCCTCGGCGCTTGCCACGCTGGTGTCGATGCCGAAGCCCGCCATGCCCAACGCCCGGCCCACCGCCGATGTCTCGCAGTTCTCGATGTAGCTGGTCTTGTTGATGTACGTGCTGCCCTCCTTTTCATAGGCCGTCCCGGTGCCAAGCGTCAGGCACCCGCCGTTTTCCTCGTACCGGCCCACGCTGGCCCGCATCACGCACACGCCGTTTTCATTGCTCACCAGCTCCGTCATGATGTATCCCTCCGGGTACACCATGCGGAACGCCTTGATCCGCTGGTTCACCTCGGCGTAGTCCTTCCCCTGGATCGGTGTCTTGCGGATCGTCTCATTCGCCCGCGCGATCTCCTCGTAACTAGGCATTATTCCACCTCCACAATCTTTCCGTTTTCCATCTTGTACCATGTATCTTGCTTGTACTTTTCCCCGTCAATCTGTACGGCCTTGACGCAAATCGGGGTATATTCTTCATTTACTTTTCCCCACTCCGCCAACACAATCCAGCACCCAATCTTTCCCCTGATTCTTCCTTTGTCGCCCACAGCCGCCGCAACGCTGTTCATTCCGGTCATATCGATCTGCGCCTTGTCGCCGCTGGAACCGATCTTCGCCCCGTATCCGCTGGAACCGATCTTCGCCCTGTATCCGCTGGAACCGATCTGCGCCCAGTCGCCGCTGGAACCGATCTGCGCCCTGTCTTTTCTTTTACCCGGATTTTTTGCGCCTTTCACGTTGTTCATCACAAACTCCACGGAGGCATTTACCATATCGCAGATGCTCAACTTCGCCCCAATCTTGATTTTCTTCCCGCAGATTTTTGTATCATCCTCGCGTTCTTCGCTCACTTCGTCCAGTTCCACCTCGTGGAACTCGCCGTCGAGCAAATTGTAATATTCCCAGCAGTCCAGCGGGTTCTCGCACGCGTGGAATCCACTTTTGCACAATTCAGCCCGGTCAGTCTCGTAACTCTCGCCCTCCTTATACTGATAACCTCGGCATGTCATATCCTTGTTGAAACCCTTGTATGCTTTCATGCTCTCCTCCATTGATCTGCTCCATGATGGCGTAGGCCACCGGGGCGTCTTGCATTGTCACCACCCGGCCCTCGATGGCCTTGAGGATGGTGCCGTCCCTCAAAATGTGTGTGATCTCAACAGCCTTCGCAGTCATCGTCCACGTCCCGGAAGTCTCTGATCGTCTTGCCCTCATCCGCCTCCTCGTCCAGCCACTCCTCGACGGCTTTGCTGGGACCTCCGCCGTGGGTGACCCAGTAACTGCCGCACCAGAGGTACTCGTCCTGCTCATGCTTCCCGGAGCGCACCCGCCGGATCACCTGGTACCGGCCGTACTTGCTCGGCTGCCGCTCCTCACACTTGACCCACTCGCTCATATCAGTCCCTCCTTCACGTCGAAGATCGTCATCTGCGTGCCGGTCTTCTTCTCCTTTTCCTCCGCCTTCCGCCGCTCTTTGTACTCCACGTACTGCCTGCGGTAGCGGTATGAATCCCCAAAGATGCTCCACGCGGCCTTGACCACGTTCGGCTCATACGGCTCGATCATCTGGAGATCTTCCACCGCCTTGTAGGAGATCGGACAGCCGCAGCAGCCAGTGCGGGTCAGCCCGTAAACCTCATATGCATCAGAGTAGCGGATGCCGTACTTCTCCTTGTACCATGCCTTGTCCGTGTCGCTTACGTAGTAGAGCGGCCGGAGCCGGTACTGTCCCTGCGCGGTCTCTGCGAAGCACATCGCGCTGTTGGCCTCGCCCTTCCTGGGCACGGAACGCATTCCGCCCTCGTCGCGCCGCTCGCCGGTGATGACCATCTCGTAGCCTTTTTGCACGCTGTGCGCCAGCTGCTTTTTGCAGTAGTCGCAGCACTTCGCGCTGATCATGAACTGCGGCGGCGTCTCCTTCAGGAAGTCGAGCATGTACTTGCTGGAGTTGATGACCAGCTGAATGTTCGGCCTCGGCTCCCCGGCGCTGTTGCAGCAGCACAGGAAGTTGATCACGCTCTCGCAGTGCGGGTACCGCTCCCGAAGCTCCCGCCGCTTCGCTGCCTTGTCCTCCGCCCGGGCGTACTCGTCCGCGATGGTCAGCGGCACGCCCTTCTTCTGCCACTCCTCCAGTCCGGCGCTCATGATCTTGCTTACGAATGGCACACCGTGCGCACGCACCGCGTTCACGATGCCGATCTTGGGCCGCGCTGTCTCGATCTCCACGCCGTACTTCTCCGCTGTGGCCTTGACGTGGTCTTTTGTGGCCCGCATCTCCAGCCCGGTGTTGAAGAAGATGTACTTCACCGGCGCGATCCGCCCGGGATGCATCATGCGCACGCGCTCGATGCAGTCGATCAGGATGTCGCTATCACTCCCGCCGGAATAGGAGCAGATCGCCTTCGGGTGCTCGATCAGCCGCTTCGCAATGATCGAAAAAATCGCTTGAAACTTGGCGGGGGCGTCAAAATCCGCATAGTCCGGGCGGCTGGTGTAGACCGCGCTTCTGTATTCCCCCTCTTTGCCAGCCTTCATATCTTGTATCACCTCCCTTACTCCGCGTAGTCTCCCGCCAGCTCGTCCAGCGTGCAGCCCAGCACCGTCGCGATCCGCATCAGCAGCTTGATGTTTGGAGTCCGTTTCCGGCTCTCCCACAGGCTCACCGATTGCTGTGTGGTGCCCGTCCTCCGGGCCAGCTCGTCCTGGGTGATCCCCAGATCCCTCCGATATTTTTCTATTGCAGTCGTGTTTTTCGCCCCCTCATTTCTTACTACATACGTATTATACTACACCATGTTGTATCTGTTAATAACAGCAATACTACAGTTGTTTGTAGACATTATTACAAAAGTATGATAAAATACAACAGGAGGTGATATTTTGGACAGGAAAAGGTTTGTACAGGCCCGGAAAAAGCTCGGCATCACCCAGACAGACCTCGCCGAGCGCATGGACGTATCACAAGGCGCAGTTTCCGCTTGGGAACGTGGCGAGCGTGATCCGGGATCTGACATGGTTGCCAAAATGGCCGAAGTGCTCGGCGTGTCCGCCGACTGGCTGCTCGGGGCGTCGGAGGATATGGGCCAGCCCCGCGCGAACCGCGTCCCGGTGCTTGGCCGCATCCCGGCAGGAATACCCATCGACGCCATCGAGGACATCATCGACTGGGAGGACATACCCGCGTCATGGCTCGCCGGTGGTCGGGAATACTTCGCCCTTAAAGTGCGCGGAGACTCGATGTACCCAGAATACCGCAGCGGGGACGTGCTGATCCTCCGCAAAACGGAGACATGCGAAACAGGCGATGATTGCGCGGTAATGGTCAACGGCGACGAGGCCACATTCAAGCGGATCAGGCTCACCGACTCTGGCATGATCCTGCAGCCGCTCAACCCGGCATATGATCCCATCGCCTTTACGGCGGAGCAGGTCGCGGCCCTGCCCGTCCGCATCCTGGGTGTCGTGGAAGAAATGCGCCGTTCAAAGCACCGGCGCTAATATGGAGGTGCATCATGAAAAAGGTATTATGTGTTCTGCTCGTCCTCGCCCTGGTGGGCGCTGCCGCTTATGCCGCCATCGATCTCTCCGGCATGTCCTTTGAAGAACTGCTCGATCTGAAGGCGCGAGTGGACAAGGCCCTCTGGGCCTCGGATGAACTGCAAAAGGTACTTGTCCCATCCGGTGACTATGTGATAGGCGACGATATACCAGCCGGAAGGTGGACGATCTTTGTGTCCGGCTCCGATTCATCCTACGTACATATCGAGGATGAGAAAGGAGGATATGTCGATTCGTACTACCTCACAAACGGCGAACGCGCGAACGTCACGCTCAAGGATGGCTATGTGATCGAATTGAATGGGCAGATCTTCTTTACACCATATACCGGCGCTGCGCTTGGTTTCCGATAAGAAAAGGAGGTAATACCATGCTCACCTTTGTCCTTGTCGTGATCATCGTTGCGCTGATCTGGTCTGGCGTGAGCAAGATGCTGGCCGCATGGATGATCGGTGCCGCGATCGGCCTGGTGCTCACCATCGCCATCATCGTCCACTATACCCGGAAGGCCCGCCGCGCCCAGGTGCAGGATACCCGGCCCATCATCTTCATCGGAAACAAACAGACGAAGGTTTTCCATTTCACCTCATGCCGCCACGTCCAGAACATCTCAAATTATGATAGGATCGGCTTCCACAACCAGGATGAGGCGCTTGATCTTGGGTATCATGCCTGTGGCACCTGCCAGCCGCCGGAAGTGAGGATGCCTAAATGATCGCCCTGTACACCCGCGTCAGCACCCAGGAGCAGGCCCGGGAAGGCTACTCCATCGATGAGCAGGCCGCCCGGCTCAATTCCTACTGTGACGCTATGAATTGGCGCGATGTGAAGCTGTACACCGATCCCGGATACTCCGGCGGATCAACGGATCGCCCCGCCCTCCAGCAGCTCATCCGGGACGTGGAGAGCGGCATGGTGTCCCGGGTGGTGGTGTACAAGCTGGACAGGCTTTCCCGGTCGCAGCTCGATACCCTGTACCTGATCGAGCGCATTTTTCTCGCCCACAGCTGCGAGTTCGTCAGCATCTCGGAATCGTTCGACACCGGCACGCCCTTCGGCAGGGCCATGATCGGCATCCTCGCCGTATTTGCGCAGCTTGAGCGCGAACAGATCAAGGAGCGGATGACGATGGGCCGCGAGGCCCGGGCGAAGGAAGGCAAATACCACGGCGGATCATCCGCCCCAACCGGCTATGACTATACCGACGGCGAGCTGGTGGTCTATCCCCCGGAGGCCATGCAAGTGCGGGAGGTTTTCCGCCTCTATGCCTCCGGCCTGTCCCTCCGCCAGATCGCGCAGAAGTTCCTCGCCGCTGGCATCTCGCACCGGCACGGGATCTGGTCGGAGTGCACGATCCGCAAGGTGCTGCAAAACCCGGCATATATCGGTCGGATCGTCTTTTCGGGCCAAACCTATGAGGGTCACCATGAACCGATCATCGATCGGGCGCTGTTCGACGCGGTGCAGGATCGGCTCTCGGTGCGCTCGGAGCAGGCACGAAAAAAACAGGCCGTCAGCGGCAGAAACCACCTGCTGTCCGGCCTGATCTGGTGCGCACGGTGCGGTGCCCGGTATGGCGTTCACAAAACAAATTATTCGATTTATTATGCATGTTACTCGGCGATGAAGCGGAACGCCTCAATGATACGCGATCCGAATTGCAAAAATACATACTGGCGTGAGACGGAGCTTGACGCGCTCATCCTGGATCAGATCGCCAAACTCTCCACCGATCCATCGGAGCTGAAAAAAACCAGTTCGCAGCCACCTACGGATGAGCGCATGGCCATGCTGGAAGCCTCCCTCGCGGATGTCCGCCGACAGAAGGATCGCCTGCTTGATCTGTACGTCACAAAAACCGCCTTTTCCGCCGCTGAATTGCAAAACCGGGTCGATCCCCTTGCTGAACGCGAGAAACGCTTACAGGGCGAAATTGAAGCCCTCACAGCGTCCAGGGGAATGGATACAAAAAAAGCCGCGCAGATCGTCGCCACCTTCGCGGATGTCATCGCCCGCGATGTGTACGCCGAAAAGCGCAGCCTTGTAGAGTCCCTGATCGATCGTATCGAGCTGGATGGCCGATCCATAACCATCCGCTGGAAATTTTGATCATATACAAATGGTCTATCCCATTACAATGGCATGTTCCATTTGCTAAAACAGAGAGGGCGGGATCTCTCCCGCCCTCTCTTTACAGCCTGTCGCTCACCGTGGGGTTGTTGACGATGCCGAAGATCGCCAGCAGCTCGCCGATGATCGCGATGATCTTATCCGCCAGCTCGCTCGTGATGCCCCACTTTTGTAGCAGCCCGGTCATGGCCAGCACGCTCACGATCTCACCCAGCACGGCGCTCCACAGCGCCCACGATCTCATCCTGTTCTGCTTCATGCTCATGCTCCTCTCTTTTCCAGGTCATCAATCCGGTGGTTCGCCACCCGGATCTTCTCGTCCGTAACTTTTTGCGCTTCCTCAACTTTGTACATCCGATCGATCAGGTTGTTGTGCTTCGCCACCTGGTGCTCCAGCTGCTCGATCCGGTACTGCGTGAGCTTGGACGATGCCAGCACGCCCACCAGCGAGCCGATGCCAGACCCCGCCAGGCCGATCAGCGCCACCACGATCCCCTCCGGCATGCCGATCACTCTCCCTTAAGCAGCCGCTTCCAGGTCATCGGGCCGCACACTCCGTCGATCTCCAGCTCCCGCGTGGTCTGGTAGGCCGCCACCGCGATCCGCGTCGCCGGGCCGAAGTCGCCGTCCACGTCCAGCTTCTCCCCGCATATGGCATTGAGCAGCCGCTGGAGCGTCCGCACCTGCGGCCCCTTGCTGCCCTGCTTGAGCGTGTCCATCTCGTCCATCTCCTCCTGTATATCATCCGCCTGATCGGCGTATTTCCCATCGCTCAGCACCACCACCGTGTGCCCGGAGGATGGCGTCACGAGGATGTCACCACGCCGGAGGTAGTCGGGCCGCTTCTGGTACTTCGCGCCCACCATCTCGTTGAAATGCCCGGTTTTCATCAGCGCAGTCGGCTCGTTGTACGTGCGAAAGTTCCCGGTGTCGATCGCCGCATAGGCGCAGCACACCCGCACCAGCGCGGAGCAGTCCGTCTCCACATCCCTGTCCACCAGCGAGCAGTCGAAGCCCACCAGCCGGGCCGTATTGTACAGCGTATCCCGCTGATACTGGTCGTACCCGATGTGATGGTTGTCACACGCTGCCTGCATGCACCGGGCGATCATCTCCGCCCTATCCTTTTCCCGCGCCCGGAACACTCTCCACGATCCCTGTGTGTGCAGGTACCACCGCTGCGTCGACACCTCGCCGCCGGTCTGGTCGCCTGCCATGCCGCCGTGGGCCTGTCCATGCTCGTCAATACGTGCCGATCCTACATATACCGCCATCGTATCACCTCACATAGTAATATAGATATACACCAGCACCGCCAAAATGATTATTGCGTACCACATCACACAACAACACAGGCATTGACGTACCATATGCCAGCCGGGATCGCCGCATTCGCGATGATGTTTTTGCTGTACTTAACTTTGATGAGTGTTTTGAAAGTTCCGTCCGACCTAAAGGCGCACAGGTAAGCAATTGGCCCGCCCGTGGTATCATCAATATTGCCGATAGTTGCAATCGTTGCGCCCGTTGCCAAGTCCGAATTAACGGTTACAACAAAGTTAAGCGCGATCATTGGCCCGAAGCGGACGAGGTTGTTTGACGTGATTGCCACATTTGACCCCGGCATGAGGGTGGGTGATGTAATGCCAGATACGCCCGTGCCGCCTTGCGCCACCGTGACGGGGCTTTTGCTGGTGAGAACGTCATAATTCCCATCCACCGTCCGATTCGCGTCAGGCGCGGGGAAGTAGAATCGCTCAACGTTGGACGATCCCGCAGAATACTCCATGGCAAAGAGCCTGCGGTTCGACACGAGCAGGTTGAACGCCGCGAGGTTGGCCCCGCTTACCGTATCCTTGAAATACAATCTCGCGTATCCGTCCCCAGTCGAAAATACCGTTGCAGACCGAAGGTTCAACGGCCCCGTCATCGTGTCCCCGGATCGGTTGACCTTGTTGTTCTGGAGGTTGGTCACATCCTGCTGCAGCTGCTCAATACTGGGTACCACCGTGCCCTCATCCACCAGTGTGCCGTCCTGCGCCGCCTTGACGCTGCCGGTGGCGCTGTAGATGCAGGTGGTGACGTTGTTCGCCGTGACGAAGATCGTCAGGTCGAAGCGCCCGCTGATGTTGTAGCAGTCCGCCGGGAGGATCAGGCTGGCCTTGCCGCCGGAGATGGTGCCGCTCATCAAGATCGTGGTGTTGTTGGCCTCCCGGATGAACTTCGCGCTCACCGTGCCGGAGAGGGTGATCGGTAGGCCGCTCTGGGTGCAGCCGATCAAAAACTGGTGCGCTTGGGCCTCGGTGGTGAACAGGCTCCCCGGCAGCGGCTCCGTGAGGAGCGGTGCGTTCAGCTCGATAGTCCGCTCGATGATGATGTTCATTCGTCCGTCTCCTTCCTGTGTCCGCCGGGCACGCCCACATCATACACATGCCCGTCGATGATCTCCTGGTCGCCCAGGTAGTACACCTCGCCGCCCACCACCTGCTCGCCCTCCTCCGGGTGCGGGGTGGTCAGCTTCTCGATCTGTTTGCTCAGCATCTCCACTTCCTCCAGGTGCCGCTCCTGCTCCTTCTCGATGCCGCCGTCCAAGGCTTGCAGCATGCCGTATATCTCCGCCACGATCTGGCAGCTCTTTACGCCCTCCACCTTGATCTCATCCAGCAGCTTGTACATCCTCATGATCATGTCATGGTGTCCCATGTGTCCCTCCTCAGTTCGGGGCAGGCCCGCCCACGTAATAAATCGTCTTTCCGCTCGGCCCGGTTACCGATCCGGCGGTGTACGCCGTAACCACCTGCGAATTGGTCACCGCAGTCAGGTGATCCCAGTCCCACGCGCCGGAAATGTGCGCCACGAAATTCATTTTTGTGGATAGTGTGATGCTCGGCATCGTGATCGTGAGGCTGGTCAGCACATACTGCGACTGCCACGACGCGGATCTGCCGTCCAGGTCGAACGCGCCGTTTCCGATGGCCAGATGGCTGATCGTGGTGGTGTCGCCGCCCTTGCTGATCCCGCTGGTGTTGGTTTCAAGCGTCTGCACCTTCCCCTGCAGTGTGGAGATGCTGCCCGCGTTGTTCTGGTGCAGGCTGTACAGGTTCGATCCACTGGGCACGCTGCCCACTTTCCCGCCCAGCGTGCTGATGTCGCTTGCGTTGGTCGCCGTGCGGCTGTACAGGGTTTCCCCGCTGGCAAGGTTCGATATGCCTGTTTTGCTGTTGAGGGTGGAGATGCTGCTCTCCTGCCCCTGGTACAGTCCGTATAGGTTCGATCCCGCAGGCACCGCGCCCACCTTGGTGTCCACCTTGGTGATGTTGCTGTACAGGGTTTCGCCGGTGCCAAGGCTCGATATGCCGGTCTTGCTGTTTAGGTTGCTGATGCCATCGGCATTGTCCGCCGTCCTGCTGTACAATGTTTCGTTGGCCGTCAGGTGGTCGATGGCAGTCTTGATGAAGATCTTGTCGATGTCATCCACATTGCCCTCGACGGTCGTGGCGATGTTCTTGATCTCCTGCACCCGCACGCCGCTCCGGGCCGCGCCTCTCGCGCCCCTCGCCGCCTGCCGGGCCTCGCGCTCCAGCTGCGCCAGCGTGCTGGATACGCTGTCCAGCCGGTTCGCAAGCTCCACCTCCACATGCTCCGGGTCGCCCAGCAGGTCGGGGTAATTGACCGTCACCACCCGCTCAAGAATGGTCTCCCCCACGCTGGGCATGGCCACCCGCGCCAGCTTGCCCCGGTCGTACTCGTCCCAGGTGTCCCCGGTCAGCTCTGCCAGCTCGTAGCCGTCTATGCTGATCTGGATCGTCGGGGCCGCGTGGTCATCCATGTACCGCTGTACCCAGGCGCTCACGTCCGCCACGTTTTCCGTGTCGATGTCGGCGGTTTTTTCCACGATCCCATAGATGGCCTGCGCCGCCGCGTTGTTGTGGATCTGCAGCTCGGTCTGCGTCTCGGTGATCCCATCGTCCCCGGTAACCGCTGTATTCACGGACAAATACAAACGTGTGCACAGATCGTCATCATTCCGGTCGATGCCCACCGTCTGGACATTCCGCGAGAGCCGGAACTCGCACGCCGGGGAAGTCGGCAGCGCCAGGTAATTCACCGTCCACGGCGTGGTGGTGAAGTCATAAGTCAGGTAATAGCCGTTCCGCTCATCCGCCAACGCCCACAGGAGGCTGGAGAGCTGGTCGTAGTTGATGCCCTGCCGGGCATATGCGCTCGTATCCTCGCAGGTGCCCAACTGCCACCGCACCACCGTCTGCTGGGCCATGATGTTGCCCAGGAACTCGGAGACGGTGCCGTCGTAGTCCGTCTGCGCCTTGTACACTCCATCACACAGCGTGTCGATGCCGTGCCGCAGGGTCAGCACCCGCTCCCGGAGTATGCTGCGGCTGATGTTCGTCACACGGAACAGGCCCGCGCTGCCCTGGGGCGTATAGATCTCCACCCAGTCGTGGATCTTCACGTCCGCGTCCTGCTCGTCCAGGGTGATCTCCGCCGTGGAGGTCTCCCGCAGCTTCATGGACAGCGACATGGCCACCGGGTGCAATCTGGTTTTCTCGCTGAAATCGGCGTTCAGCAGTCTCGGGAGCCTCACTGCCATCTCCCCCTCGCCATCATGGTCACGGTGCAGGAAACATTCGCGGTGAAGCCCAGCTCCACCGTGCCGGGGTTGACCATCAGCTCGTCCACGCTCTGGGGCGTTCTGGAGCCGATCCGGGAGATGCCGTCCGCCATGATCTGGAGGATGCCCCGCGTGTCATACTCCACCGTCATCGTCTTTCCGCTTGGCACGCCCAGCCCGGTGAAGCTCATGCTCTGCCCGTTCGCCGTGAGCGTCAGGGTGTTGAGCGCCCCGCTGGGTGTGATCACCGCCGTGATGGGCGTCTGCGCGTTGCCTCCGGTCACCAGCGTGCCGGTGCCGCTCGTCCCGGTGCCTGTCCAGCTCCCGGTGAGCACATCCTCCCAGTACGGGCATACACTCGCGGCAAATTCCACGGTGTATACGCTGGTATAGTCCCGGATGTTGTCGCTGGCCGCCGGGGTCACCCGGTGCACGTAGATCCGCTTCTGGGGCCGGTAGGATACCTGCAGATATCCCTCCTGCGCCCAGCCGTTGACCTTGTCGATCACCCGCGCCCGCTCCGCCAGGTCGTACAATTCCCGCACGGAGAACTGGATCACGATCCGCCGGTTCCTCCTGCGCTGGTACTGCACCCGCTGGCCCACGCCGCCCAGGATGTCCGCGTACTGCGTGTCCACCTCCGGGGCTTCCTCGTCGATGCTGCGGATCAGGATGCGCTGGTCAAGGCTCCGCAGATCCCGGTTGTTGATCCACGCGTTGAGCCGTCTCTGTACTGCCATTTTTTAGCCTCCTCGCCGGGCCGCCGCCACCGTCGCGCCGATCGTCCTGTCCACGCTGGGCGCGACCATCCGGCCCACCACCGTCTTGTCCATCATGATCACCGCCGTGGTGCTTTTCCCACCGCGTGCCGCGCCGGAGATCAGCCCGCCGCCGGATACCACCGGGGCCGCGCTGGTGGCGCTCATCATGCTGGCCATGGCATTTCTCACCCGCCAGATGTTGGCCTCGATGCCATTCGCCACGCTGGTGGCCACATTTGCGCCCATCGTCTGGGCGGATGTCTCTGCTGGCAGGCTGCCGGATTCGATGCCCTCCGCCAGCCGCGTGGCCAGATCCG